GTTGGGGAGCACGACGACTTTGTGGACACAACGTCACAAGCATTGCTGCGCTATAGAAAAGGCGGCTTTATTAGATTAGACTCGGATGAGAAGGAAGATAACTTCCACTACCGTAGACGTGCAGCATACTATTGAGGATAATCATGGCAACAAGTAATTTCGACAAAGCTCTGTACCAAGCACCACAGAGCATGGAGGACGAAGGGGACGATACCGACGCTTTGGAGATTGAGATTGTCGATCCCGAAGAAGTCAACATCAAGGCCGGTGACTTAGAACTTCACATGGGCAAGGATGAGAGTGATGAAGATTTCGATGCCAACTTGGCCGAGACCATGTCCGGCGCAGCGCTGTCAACACTGGCAGGCGACCTGAACGGGGACATTGAACAAGATAGAGGCTCCCGTAAAGAATGGGAAAAAGCGTACACCGAGGGGTTGAAACTCTTGGGACTCCACATGGAGGAGCGCACAGAACCTTGGGATGGCGCATGCGGAGTGTTCCACCCCATGATTACAGAAGCTGTGGTTCGCTTCCAAGCCGAGATGATTACGGAGACTTTCCCAGCCCAAGGCCCGGTGCTCAGTAAGATGATTGGCAAAGAGACTCCTGAGATGCGCGAGATCGCCATCAATGTTCAGGACGACATGAACTTCGAGCTCACAGAAGAGATGAAAGAGTTCCGCCCAGAGCACGAGCGCATGCTCTGGAGTTTGCCAGCCACAGGCTCAGCGTTTAAGAAAGTGTACTTCGATCCCAACTTGGGACGGCAGGTCAGTATGTTTGTGCCCGCCGAAGACGTCATCCTGCCTTATGGCACCACGGACTTAGACACTTGCCATCGCTTGACGCACGTCATGCGTAAAACAAAGAATGATATTTTGAAACTCCAGCAGGCTGGGTTTTATTTAGACGTCGAGTTGCCAGAGCCTCGTCGTGAGAGAGACGACATCAAGCAGGCCAAGGACAAAGAAACTGGGTTCAGTGACCTGAACGACGACCGCTACACACTTTATGAATGCCACGTTGACCTCGACTTGGACGGGTTCCAAGACGTTGATGAGGACGGCACAGAGACTGGCATCATGTTCCCTTACGTTGTGACCTTGATTAAGGACACGCACACGGTTCTCTCAGTCAGAAGGAATTGGAAGGAAGATGATGAACTCAGACTCAAACGGCAACACTTTGTTCACTACCAATACATTCCCGGTTTCGGTGCTTATGGATTTGGACTGTTTCACCTTATCGGAGGATTTGCTAAATCTGCTACCAGTATTATGCGACAACTGGTCGATGCCGGTACCCTCTCAAATCTCCCCGGTGGCCTCAAATCTCGTGGACTACGCATTAAGGGCGATGATACGCCTATCGCTCCGGGAGAATTCAGAGACGTCGACGTCGCATCTGGAAACATAAGAGACTCCATCCTCCCACTTCCTTACAAAGAACCCAGCAACGTTTTGTTCCAGTTGCTTGGACAGATCGTTGATGAAGGCCGTCGCTTCGCTGCAACCGCAGACATGCAAGTGTCTGACATGAATGCACAAGCTCCAGTTGGTACGACGCTGGCTATTCTTGAGCGCCAGCTTAAAGTATTGACAGCAGTTCAGGCCCGTGTGCACTTCGCTCTGAAGCAAGAGTTGAAGTTGCTGAAAAACATCATTAGGGATTACACTGATCCTGACTATACATACGACCCAGAGTACGGCGGGCGCAAGTCAAAGCAAGCTGACTATGACAAAGTCGACATTATTCCTGTGTCGGATCCCAACGCAGCAACTCTTTCACAACGCGTTGTACAGTATCAGGCGGTCATGCAGATGGCGCAGCAAGCGCCTCAGATCTATGACATGCCCCAGTTGCACAGGTCAATGCTGGACGTATTGGGTATCAAGAACGCTGAGAAGCTTGTGCCCCTGCCAGACGACCAGAAACCCACAGATCCAATCTCTGAGAACCAAGCCGCACTCAAGGGCAAGCCTTTGAAGGCGTTCATGTATCAGAACCATCAGGCACATATCCAAGTGCACCAGTCCATGATGCAGGACCCAGCAGTGATGGCAATCATTGGGCAGAACCCACAAGCGCAGGTCATTATGGCTGCGATGCAGGCACACATGGCGGAGCACGTTGGCTACATGTACCGTCAGCAGATTGAACAACAGCTTGGCATGCCCCTGCCCCCAGAAGACGAGAAACTCTCGCCACAGATCGAGATGGCTCTCTCAGGCATGATGGCTCAAGCGGCCAATCAAGTATTGCAGCAGTCTCAAGCTGCCGCAGCTCAACAGCAAGCTCAGCAACAAGCACAGGATCCCGTCATCCAGATGCAGCAACAAGAGTTGGCAATTCGTCAACAAGAGGTTCAACTCAAGCAAGAGAAGCAGCAAGCGGACATTGCCTTGGGCGCAGCTAAGTTGGCGCTGGATAAAGAAAAAGTTGGTGGTGACTTAAAACTGAACGCGATGAAAGTAGGCGTTGACGTTCGCGCCAAGAACCACCAGCAAGCATCCCAAGAAAGACAGGCGGGTGCTCAACTGGGTATCGACATGGCGAAACATAAAGCTAGCCTTGAGATGCAGAAGCGGCAAGCAATGCTTGACCATATCCAACAATTCAAACGGGATGAAACCCCGCCGGAGCAACCTAAAGAATGATTCAAGACTTCGCACGCGTATTGCGCGAAAAAATACGCACCGACATGAACAACTACGCCGATGACATGGCTGGGGGTCAATGTCGCACATTTGAAGAGTACCAAAAACTTTGTGGGGTGATCTCGGGTCTCGCCATCGCAGAGCGTTATTTACTTGACCTGCTTGAGAAAGTTGAAGAAGACGATGAGTGATTTAATCTTACCTCCCGGCATTGAGCCGTTGTCTGCACCTGTTGAAGATGCAACACCGGAAGAAAAAGCCACTGTGCTTCCAGAGCCTACGGGCTTTCACATCCTTTGCGGTGTGCCTGACATCTCTGACAAGATTGATGGTACTGAATTGGATCTGGTGCGTCCTTCCCAATATGCAGCGCAAGAACAACACGCCACAACCGTTTTGTTTGTGTTGAAAGTTGGACCAGAAGCATACGCTGACAAGACCAAGTTCCCCAGCGGCCCTTGGTGTAAACCCGGAGACTTCGTTCTCTGCCGTACCTATTCTGGTACGCGTTTCAAAATTTTCGGCAAAGAGTTTCGTCTTTTAAACGACGATCAAATTGATGCTGTTGTGCAAGACCCCCGTGGCATTAGCCGCGCATAAGGAGTAAAAATGGCTGAACAATTCAAGTTCCCTGACGAGATTGATGACGATAACAACGCAAACGTCAACATAAAAGCGGAGGATAACGAGGAAGTCGAGATTGAAATCATCGACGATACTCCCCCACAAGACAAAGGCCGTGTGCCTTTGAACCGTGAAGTTGAGGATCCTTCAGACGAGGAAATCAACTCATACTCTAAGAATGTGCAAGAGCGCATTAAAGAATTAACACATGCCCGTCACGACGAACGTAGACGTGCAGAAGCCGCTCTTCGTGAGAAGCAAGAGTACGAACGCTTTGCCCAACAGCTCATTGAAGAAAATAAAAGTCTTAAGAAGAGCGTTAACGTCGGTCAGGAAGCGTTCATCTCCTCTTCCAAGGAGAAAGCGGAGGCAGACCTTGCGATGGCTCGACGTCAGTATAAGGAGGCTCAAGAGGCTTTTGACACTGACAAGATCATTGAGGCGCAAGAAAAGCTAACTGAAGCCAAAATGAACCTTGAGCGGATAAAAAATTATCGCGCTACCCCTTTACAAGAGGAACGGAATGAGGTACAAATACAACCACGACAGACACAGCAGGTTCAACCGGACGAAAAATCCCTGCGCTGGCAGGCAAAAAACCAGTGGTTCGGTTCTGATGGGTTTGAAGAAGTTACCAGCTACGCACTAGGGCTGCACCAAAAGCTAGTGAACGGGGGTCTCGACCCACGCTCTGACCAATATTACGAGCAGATTGATGCTCGCGTACGCTCGAAGTTCCCAGAAGTATTTGGTGAACCAGAGAAAAAATCTGTTGAAGTCAAACGACCTTCTTCAGTGGTTGCTCCTGCGTCACGTTCGACGGGAGTTAAAAAAGTCCAACTGACCCCCACACAGGCGGCGTTAGTCAAGCGATTCAATTTAGATCCCAAAAAATATTACGCAGAAGTTCAAAAACTGGAGAACCAAAATGGCTGATACAAAAATTAACCGTGACTTAGCAACACGCGAAAAAACTGCCCGTGTGGTGTACAAACCCACGAGCGACTTGCCTGATCCTACTCCCGAACCCGGGTATGGCTACAGATACATTCTGACGCACATACTTGGCAAGGCAGACCATACCCGCATGTCCCGCATGAGACGTGATGGGTGGGAACCAGTCAAGGCATCCGACCATCCTGAGCTGATGATTGATGGCAATGAGCAGGGTAACGTGGAAATTGGTGGCTTGATTCTGTGCAAAAACAGTATTGAGAACATCCGCGCTTACGATGAGTATTACGCCAAGCAAGCATCAGAGCAAATGGAATCGGTTGACAACAGCTTCATGAAAGACAATGATCCAA